TTCTAAAAGGACCAAACTTCTTTCAACCGAATTTACATAAATGTATAAACTGGAGTTAGTTATGACTATTGAAATGATTATTGGTGCTGCTGTAGTAGTATTGTTGATTGCGATGGCAGTAAAGCATCGTTCTAAACCTGTAGACATGAATCACAAAGCACCTAATGCGCATAACGTACAAATGAAAGGTAAGGTTGGACCAGCAACTGCTGCTGATAAACCTGCACCTGCTGCTAAGACTACAAAGAAGAAAACCACTAAGAAGAAAACCACTAAGAAGAAATCTAAAAAGGTTGCTTCTAAGAAGTAATTATAGTATAATAAGTTATTCGTTGACGTAATGTAAATAGAAGGTTTGGACGCGGGGGCAGTTCCCGCCATCTCCACCATAAGCACACCCGTCAGGCGCAGTAAGGTTCGACGAGTACGTTTGAAGACTACGCAGGGTGTGTTTCTGATGGGGATGATCTAGTTTCGACAGGTCTTTGAAAGCATTACTGAGAATCGGTCAATGTGGAAGACTGCTGCACTGGGGTTCTAAACGCTCGGTCCAAGAAGCAAATAAAGTAACTGCAAATGATAGCACTTACGCTCTTGCTGCCTAGTCAGTAAGATGAGGTTATGGCAGGGTTTCCTTATCACCCAAAACCCTGCCGCTAATATTGGAATGGTATGCATAATTATATAAAAATTTTCAAACAAATAATACCTGAAGATATTTGTTCTAATATTATCAAAGAATTAGAATTTGAGAATAAATGGGAAATGCATGGGTACCATGACAATTCTAACAATCAAGTTTCTGATTTTCAAGATGAATTTTCAGTCTCATATGCTATACCACATTCAGCGCAAATGTTGAATAATATTACTGATAGTTGCATTTTTGAATATATTTCTGAATTACCTGAAAAAGAAAAGTTTACAGTATCATCAATAAGCGGTATAAGATACAACAAGTATTCTGCTGGAACTTTGATGCGAACTCATGTTGATCATATCCACACATTATTCAATAAATTTGGTGGTGTTGGTGGAATACCTGCATTGACTGTTTTGTATCATTTGAATGATAATTATTTGGGTGGTGAATTTGTAATCAGAGATGTTCCGCATAAACTCGGAACTGGAGACGTGATTGTGTTTCCATCAAATTTTTTATTCCCACATTCAGTAGAAACTATTCAAGAAGGAAATAGATATTCCGCTGTTTCTTGGGTTGTATAAAGTATTGACTTTTTTATACAATTGTAGTATAAATAAAGAAGAGTCGCCGATAACGGGACTCGTAACTAAACTCGCTTACTATAAGGAGAAATAATATGGTAACATCTAACGCTATTCAATTCCCTCGAGATATTTTCCTCGGTTTCGATTCACTGTTTGACGAAATGCATCGTCTGAACACAGTACAGAAACAACCTTCATATCCCCCATATAATGTCGTCAAGAAAGGTGATGATCATTATCTTATTGAGATTGCTGTTGCAGGTTTCACTAAGAAAGATATCGACCTGACTCTTGAGAAAGGTGTTCTTACAATTGAAGGTAAGAAGAATGATGAGGACACCAATGAGTATATCCACAAAGGTATTTCAGCACGCAACTTCAAACGTCAGTTTACTCTTGCAGAAACTGTAAAGGTTGTGGGTGCAGACCTTGTTGATGGTATGCTTTTGGTTGGTTTGGAAAATGTAATTCCAGAGGAAGAAAAACCTCAGACAATCAATCTTGGTGAGTTTACCGAAAAGGCAGTCAAAGCATTGCTTGGTAAATAATAGCGAAGGGGAGCGCAATGCTCCCCATTTGCCTTATGACTGAAAGTGAGATACAATTGTTTGTTGAGTATTGGGGTGATCGATTGCCAGATCCTGATCATCAACCCATACTCTTTATGTGGTATGTGAAACTGTGGAAATTCTATAATCAATGAAGTGGAGAATTTGGTGTAAGACTATCGGTCGAAAAATATCAACTAATGACAAACATGCAGATTATGCTTGCCTTTTCAGGACTATCTATACTATAATAATGTTTGTTACTTGTTTCTTTATTATGGCAAATACAGTGAGACACTGGTGAGATTTTATACAAACTTTTTTACTCGTGGTAACAGCGTTATTGTTCGAGGTTATAATAACGGCAAGCGATTCAATGACCGTATAGAACATTCCCCAACACTATATGTTCCTGCCAAGAAACAAACTGAGTGGCACTCTGTTGAAGGTCAACCACTTGAACCAATGACATTTGGTGATATTCGTGATGCTCGTGATTTTGTAAAGCAATATGATAGTGTTCCAAACTTTCAAATCTATGGTTCAACGTTGTACGACTACGTTTGTATCCACGAGAACTTCACAACAGACTACGATCCTGAAACTATCCGCATCGTAAACTTCGACATCGAGGTTGAGTCTGAAGAAGGTTTCCCAGAACCAGAACTTGCTAATCAAAAAGTCATCTGTATCACTGCTTCGTTGAAAGGGCATTACTATGTCTTTGGCACACAACCGTATACAGCAAAGTCTGACAATGTAACTTATGAATATTGTGTAGATGAGAAACAATTGCTTGGTCGTTGGATTCGTTGGTTGCGCAAAGCAGATCCAGATATCCTAACTGGTTGGAACATTCGCTTCTTTGATATCCCATATCTGATCAACCGCATCAAGAAAACTCTTGGTGATGCAGAAGCAAAACGTATGTCACCAACCAACATGCTGAATGAAAGAAAGATCAGCATTATGAATCGTGAACACCAAGAGTATGAACTGATTGGTGTTGCAACGTTGGACTATCTTGAAACATACAAGAAGTTTACCTACTCACAACAAGAGTCTTATCGACTTGATCACATTGCTCACGTTGAACTTGGTGAACGCAAACTGGACTACTCGGAGTTCGAAGGTTTGCATCAGTTGTACAAGGCAGACTATGAGAAGTTTATCGACTACAACATCAAAGACGTAGAGTTGGTTGACAAACTCGAAGAGAAGATGAAGTTGATTGACATGGTTCTTGCGATTGCCTATGATGCAAAAGTAAACTATCGTGACACTTTTACACAGGTGCGTATGTGGGATGTCTTGATCCATAACTGGTTATATGACCGCAAGATTGCCATTCCACCAAAGGGCAATAAAGAAAAGTCTGGTCAATATGCTGGTGCGTTTGTAAAAGAACCGCACGTTGGTATGCATAACTGGGTTATGTCTTTTGACTTGAACTCATTGTATCCCCATTTGATTATGCAATACAATATCTCACCCGACACTTTCATTGAAGATGATTGGGTGAATGTCACTGTCGATGAAATACTTGACGGAAAGACTAATACAAACGATAATTGTATGGCAGCAAACGGAAGACTATTCCATCGAGATCGTCAAGGTTTCCTTCCTGAAATGATGGATCGTATGTATAGTGATCGTGTGATTGCTAAGAAGAAAATGTTAGAAGCACAAGATGCTTTAGAAAAAGTAAACAAAAGGTTGAAAGAATTATGAATGTAGGTGATGTTGTATCAGTAGTGACTGCTGCTGGTGAGTTTGTTGGTAAACTAGATGGTTTTGATGGTGATGCTGTAATTTTGGTAAAACCACGCATGTTGGTTTCTAATGGTCAAGGTATGGGTTTTGCTCGTGGTATTTGTATGACTGGTGTTGAGAATCCAGAATCAGCAACATTCCATAGTGTTGTGTTTCTTACACCAACTAATAAAGATATTGAAGATGCATGGATCTCTGCAACAACAGGTATCGCTCTTGCATAAATCAATAGAAGAAATGTCTCACCAAGAGTTGCTTGAGTATCGAGTACAACTCAAGAAAGACATATCAAAATACAAAAACCTTCAACTAGCAAAGAAGGTTCAATTGAACTCTGCCTATGGTGCGATCGGAAATCAGTTTTTTAGATTCTTCGATATCCGTATGGCAGAGGCAATTACTTTGTCTGGTCAATTATCCATTCGTTGGATGGAACGAAAGATCAATGACTATTTGAATAAACTATTGAAGACAGAGGATGAAGACTATGTCATCGCAGGTGATACAGACTCTCTTTATATTCGGTTTGATGGTTTGGTTCATTCTGTTTTCGGCGATAATGTTCCTGACACGGAGAAAGTGGTTTCGTTCTTGGATAAGGTCGCTTCGCAAAAGATCGAACCATTCATTGATAAATCATATCAAGAACTTGCGGATGTAATGAATGCATATCAGCAGAAGATGTTTATGGCACGTGAGGTTATTGCTGATAAAGGTATTTGGACTGCCAAGAAACGATACATTCTAAATGTATATGACAACGAAGGTGTTCGCTATGCTGAACCCAAGTTGAAGATGATGGGTATCGAAACTGTGAAGTCTTCAACACCTGCTGTTTGTCGTTCTGCTTTGAAAGAAGCAATCAATGTAATCATGACTGGTGATGAACAGGCAGCGCAAGATTACATTGCCGAGTTCCGTGGGAAGTTTAGCACAATGCCTTTTGAAGACGTTGCATTCCCTCGCTCTATTTCTGACCTTGCTAAATATAAAGTTGCAGGGAAAGACTTGGTTATTCCAAAAGGAACACCGATTCATGTTCGTGGTGGTTTGTTGTATAACCATTTACTGAAAGAACATAACTTATTGAAGCGATATGAACAGGTCAAGGATGGCGAGAAGATAAAGTTCTGCTATCTAAAAGAACCAAATCCTGCTCGTCAAAATGTATTGAGTATTATTTCAACTCTACCAAAAGAGTTTGGACTAGAGGAATACATAGACTACGACATCCAATTTGATAAGGCATTTCTTGAACCGTTGAAAGCAATTCTAAATGCAGTAGGATGGTCACCTGAAAAACAATCAACACTGGAGGATTTCTTCGGATGAACGATGATTTCGATTTTGGTTTTACGCTCGTTGATGAGAGCGAACTCGAAGCAGTACAAGCAGCATCAAGTAAAGCAGAAGCAGCGTCTACTGACGTTCAAGCATTGCAAGATAAAATTGACAAGTTATATAATGCTGTGCAACCATTGCTAACTAATTTGAAAGCAAACCCAGAGAAGGAATATATTCTTTGGAAAGATCGAGTAGCAAAGGTTGACGCATTTAGCGATCACCTATATAATATCTACAAAGCATAAACAAAAAGGTTGTTATGAGAATTTTTGAAAACTTTATACAAGGTCATCATGTTGATGATATTCAAACAATGTATCTGGATTGCATAAATCTTGGAAATTGGCAATTAGTTATTCCTGGAGATGAGACTGATTTAGAAAACGAAAATCCTTCTGCCATTGCCAAATGCGATTTGTATAAAGATCCTGGTATTGATTTCAATTACGGTGAAAAAAATGAAAAGGAACAAAAAAGTTTATTTGTTGCAACGCATGTATTGAAAGAAGTATTCAATACATTTGTTTCTAATGTGTTGGATAACGAAATAAATTATTTGAAATATTTGAGACTAGAATATATTCCTGTATCTAAAGATGGTTCTGTAACACCACCAAAATCGTTTTTTGTTGATAATAAAATGAAAAATGAATATGTGTTTATGTTTAGTACATCAGACGCAGGTAAGATTCATATTGATAATGAAATTGTAGATCTAAAACACAACACAATGTATGTGTTTGATGTGAATCAAAAATACCGCATTGAATATGACTCAGAAGAAGTTATATTGAATTTTTATTACATTGCTTCATTGAAAGAGGAATTATAATGGACTTTTTGAAAGACATTACTAAAGGCATTGAGTCTGCGGTAAATTTGGATGAGGGTGGTAACTCCTCAGAGTTTTCAGGCACTATTGATACTGGTTCATATGCGTTGAACGCATTGATGTCAGGTAGCATCTACGGTGGTGTGCCTAATAATAAAATTACTGCCTTTGCTGGAGAATCAGCGACAGGTAAAACCTTTTTCGTCATGGGTGTTGTTGCTCAGTTTTTGAAAGACAATCCAGACGGTGGTGTCATCTACTTCGATACAGAAGCAGCAGTCACCAAACAAATGATGGTGGATCGTGGTATCAATCCTAAGAATGTTATCATTGTTGAACCAACATCAATCGAAGAGTTTAGAACGAGCGCAACTCGCATTCTAACCAGTTACATTGACACACCTGATGAGAATAAGAAACCAATGATTATGGTTCTTGACTCGCTTGGCATGCTATCAAGTATGAAAGAACTTGAAGATGTTGAGTCAGGAAAACAAGCACGTGATATGACAAAGTCTCAATTGCTCCGTGGTACGTTCCGTGTTCTCTCTCTAAAACTGGCAAAAGCGAATGTTCCGCTGCTCGTTACCAATCATGTCTACGATGTGATTGGTGCTTATGTTCCTACCAAAGAGATGGGTGGTGGTAGTGGTTTGAAGTATGCTGCCTCACAGATCGTGTTCTTAGGTAAGAAGAAAGATAAAGATGGTAAGGATGTTATTGGTAACATCATCAAGTGCACCATGCAGAAATCTCGCTTCACTAAAGAACAAGGCAAGGCAGAAGTCAAACTTTCATTCGAGAAAGGTTTGGATCGCTACTATGGTTTGCTAGAACTAGCAGAGAAATATGAGATTATAAAAAAGGTTTCTACTCGCTACGAACTACCAAATGGTGAAAAGGTGTTTGGTAAGAACATCAACGAAGATCCTGAAAAGTATTTTACACCAGAAGTTCTTGAGTTGTTAGATAAAGCAGCAGCAAAAGAATATAAGTATGGTGGAGACGTTCTACTAGTAATGGAAGATTTCCCAGACCGTGAAGAACCTGAAGATCAAGAACGTGAATCGTTAGATATTCCAAAGTTTGGAGAAGCATAATGGCAGTTGAATATGATATTATTGATCCTGGAGATAAAGGATTTCATAAAGATCATTGGGCAGTAAAAATCGTAGAAGGTGATCTTGAAGGATATGTTTTCCAATATGATACTGTTCGTATTATCCCTCATGAAGATCCAGAAGAAGGTGCTGTACTTGAATTCAATACAATCACATTAGAAGAAGTTCAAAGCAACTTGACGGATGATGATAAAAAGAATATCCTTGGAGATATTCTAGTGGATATTTTACAAGAGCAGATTGAGAATGAGAACGGAACACCTAATCCTGAACCACCTACTGAATGATGAAGACTATGCAAGACGCACACTTCCATATCTAAAATCAGAATACTTTTCAGATCGTACAGAGCGAATCGTCTATGAACAACTAGATGAGTTCATCAACAAGTTCAATGCATTGCCATCACGTGAAGCATTGACTATCGAGATTGGTAATCTAAACAACATCAATGATAAAGACTATACTCAGTTGAATGAGTATGTTTCAACTCTGGTGAAAACTGGAGATGATGATCGTCAGTGGTTGATTGATACAACTGAAAAGTTTTGTCAAGAAAAGGCACTCTACAATGCGATTATGGAATCAATTTCTATCATTGATGATAAAGAAGGTCGTAAGGATAAAGGAGCAATTCCCGAGATCCTGTCTGATGCATTGTCCGTTTCTTTTGATCCAAACGTTGGTCATGATCTTATTGATAACGCTGATCAGCGATATGACTTCTATCACCGAGTAGAAGAACGCATCCCCTTTGACATTGCTAAACTGAATGACATCACTAAGGGTGGTGTTCCAAAGAAGTCATTGAACATTATCCTTGCTGGTACTGGTGTTGGTAAATCTCTTGCTATGTGTCATATGGCAACTGCAAACGTGCTTGATGGTAAGAATGTTCTTTATATCACTATGGAGATGGCAGAAGAAAAGATTGCTGAACGCATCGATGCAAATATTCTAAATGTGTCTCTTGATGAGTTGAAGCAATTACCTCGTCAATCTTATGAGAAAAAGATGGAACGTATCAAAGGAAAAACCTCTGGTAAGTTGATCATCAAAGAATATCCTACTGCAGCAGCAAGTGTTGGTCACTTCCGTCATCTGTTGAACGAACTGAGACTAAAGAAGTCATTCAAACCAGATATTATCTACATCGACTATCTAAACATCTGTGCTTCTTCTCGTATGAAAATGGGTGCAAGTATCAACTCATATACTTATATCAAAGCAATCGCTGAAGAACTTCGTGGACTGGCAGTTGAACAAAATGTTCCTATCTGGTCAGCAACTCAGACTACTCGTTCTGGTTATGGTAACAGCGATGTTGGTTTGGAAGATACTTCTGAATCATTCGGTCTGCCTGCTACTGCTGACTTTATGATGGCAATTATTGCCAGCGAAGAACTTGAGCAGTTGAATCAGGTTATGGTAAAGCAGTTGAAGAATCGTTATGGTGATCCAAATCATAACAAACGATTTGTCGTGGGTATCGACCGTGCCAAGATGCGTCTGTATGACGTTGAGGAATCAGCACAAGAAGATTTGATCGACGTGGATGGTGGTCGTGAGGATAAACCAATCAATTCATTTGGTAAAGGTGAGAAGAAAGACTTCTCAGGATTTGTTGTATGAATATAACAGAGCACGAACAACCATTTCCATATATGGTTATTGAAGATGTATTCAAACCAAAACAGTGGGAAGAAATTGTCCACGAATTGAAATGGTTGAAGTCTGGTAATATATTTTATGATGAATATGGAACAGGTGTTGCAAGAAACCCAGATGGAACTGCCATAGCAAAAAAGAATGGTGTGTTCTTCCAAGAATTGTATAGGAATCTTGATCTTAGTCCAACGTATAAGTACATACATTACTGTCTACCCTATATCTTTGGCAGCACTAATAATTGGTATTTGTCGATGAATAAGATTTTAGATTTACAATCTTCTCCTCTTGTTTCATATTATGAGAATAGCGACCACTATAAACCTCATCAAGATTCAACTGTCTATACCTTTTTGTTTTGGTATTTTGATGAACCAAAATCCTTTGATGGTGGAAACTTGATTTTTTCAGATTATGGAATTGAAGTTGAAATAAAACCAAATTCAGCAGTATTCTTTCCTGGAAGAATAAGACACGAGGTGACTGAGATAACTAATTGCACCGAAGGGAAGGGCAGGTTTGCAGTTTCCACTTTCATCTCTCCACCAAAATTCCCAGAAAATCAATAACTTAGCGAACCCCTGTATTTTCATAACTTGTTGATTTTACAGGGGTTTTTTATTTTCCTTCTCCGAGGAGCGGTAATGCCCCAGCAATCGCTATTTTTGGGACAGATTGCTCGTAAGTTATTGATTCTTTGTAAAAAAACCTGAATGAAATCAACAACTTATCTCACTCAACTAATTTGTAAGTTGTTGATTTTACAGGGAATTTAGATTTGACATTTTCAGCGAAATGAGAGAGAATAGTATTATATTTGAGAGGAGTGTGTAATGATAAACTACGTTGAAAAAACTAATGAAGGTGGTCTTGATTGGGTTTGCCTTTATCGTGATGATGAATGTGTTTTTGTAGGTACTGATTTTGGTGCTATGAAATCTGCTATGAATAAGTTTGGCGTTTCTGAATCGCTGGTTTATGATGATAGTATGAATACGTTGCTTGATTGCTTCCATAATATTACTGCTCGTGAATACTTTGATGCTGTGCTGAAAAAATAAATATTGACTTTCTACCGTTTCGGCGGTAGAATTATCTAATACTGTTAGAGGAGAGACTAATGGACAAAGACTTAGAATACATTCAAAATGCAATCGAAACTTCGCCTGAAGAATATCACCGTTTTCTGGAGGAAAATGGGGATTTGCTTTCAGCAGAAGATTATAATATAATTTATCAAGCAGAGCAGATGAATGACTACTATTTTGGAGAGGGTTGTTAAGTGAAAGTTCAACTTCGAGTCTGGGGTGGATCCTCAGAACAACGCAAGTATGCACGATCGATGATTCGATTCGCAGCACACAAACTTATGGGTGACCGACTAGCACGAAAGTGTTATATCAAAGTTGGCATCAACGACCATCTATTTAAGAGAGAAACTATTTTTGGTGACTGCATCAACGAAGATACAGATCATCGCCCCAAAGAATTTTTAATCCGACTAGACAGTAACATGAACATGCGTTCGTTCCTAGAAACTCTGGCACACGAGTTGGTTCATGTCAAACAATTTGCTAAAGACGAGATGAAAGATCTCGGCATGGGTAAGACTCGCTTCGGCAAATCATACTATGACGCAACAACAACGGACTACTGGGATCAACCATGGGAAATCGAAGCACACGGTCGTGAGCGAGGTTTGTTTGAACAGTGGGTTAATTCTGAGAAACTTGGTAAAGAAAAGTGGACACACGAGAAGGTATGGAAATGATGACATTCTTTGAAAAATCGAAATCTATGTTGGAAGAATCAGATACAGTTGGTGGTAAAGTTTCATTGGCAATCGCTTACACTATTGGGTTTGCTGGACTAGCAGTTTGGTTTGCTGCAATGGCAGTTGTAACACTTGTTGGTGAATTGCTTGCCAGAATTCCGAAACCTTTAGAGAAAAAAGAGGTTGACGATGATCCAGAAAACTTATACAATTATAAAATAGATAAATGATTAACTGGGGCGCATCGCTACTCCTCTCTCAACTCTCTCTCAGCGATGTGAAAAATGGGCATGCAACATGCCTTCCCCACCCTACTCCTTATTGGCACACTTCGGTGTGCCTTTTTTCATTATAAATATGTTATCTACTATTCAGGAAAGGTAACATGGCAACACTATCAGGTGGAGATTATATTACATTTGCAAAACCATATATCGGGCAAGTTGCAGATGTCATCAATGCAGGAAAACCTCTGATGATTGATGGTGTTGGTGCTCAAGTTATCAACAAAACTCCAGAAATAAAAAAGTTTTTATCTGCTGTGAAGCAGAAAGCAGAATCAACAGTTGCCAACACTCTAAAAGAAGGTTCCAAGTTTGCTCCTATCTTCAATGGATATCGTTGGACTAATATTGATAAATCGCAGTTTAGTGGACAAGGTGGTGCTAAGAAATCAGATGGCGCAACCACTGCTATGCAGGAAAGAGCATCACTATATGCTATTCAGGTGGGTATTGAAAAAAATGGTTACGCCGACAGAAAAAAATTCTTCAAAGAGCATAGAGATAACCTAAAGGAAATTTATCCTGATATGGATGAAGAGTGGGAAGAGGGTTTTTTCCAACAACAACTTACTGTATATAAAAAAGTCGGAAACACTCGTTATGGACATTATTCACGTGATGAAGGTTTTATGGACTGGATAACCAAGTTTGTGAAAGAAAAATATGGTATTGTAAAAAAAGATAGTTGGAACCCTGCTGATGTTTGGTTGATTAGTGAGTATCAAAAAGTCACATCAATACTAGAAAAGAAAATAAAGGATGATGTGACTCCAATTCAAGAATTTAATGCTATCCTTAGAGATATGTTCCACGAAAGAAAGATTGTTGGTATCTCTTTGAAAAAAATGTCAGGCAAAACTGCAAAGTGGGAATTGGTAAACTTAGACAATGCTGATATTTTTGATGATGATGAATACTCATTTGATTTAGAATCAGCGAATGTAAATTGTAATCTGAAAAATAAAGATGAATTTCAAACTTCTGATGCTAGAATCAATATGAGATCAAAAAAACAAAAGATAACATTTCAGATTAGACAAAACTCTGCTGGTTTCAATAACCTAAAAATTGAAGGCACTGATGTTGGTGCTAGTTCTGCACGTTTGGGTAAAGTTCCACTACCCATGGCAGCAAATGTTTTCAAAGCATACAACCTTCCTTTTGATAATAATAATAAAAATTATCCTAGGACTGAAGCAGAATTTTTACAGACTTACAAAACATGGAAAGCATTATTCCAGAAAGTAAAAAAATACACTGGTGTTTCTAGTGAAGCACAATGGAAAAAGAATATGCTTGCTGTATATAAAAGTAAACGACCAGACTATGCACATAGTAAACTGATGCAAATGAGACTATTTGAATCAATCACAAAACTGCAAGGAAAGAAACTGAATTCTTTGCTTACCGAACTTGCCTTCCTTGCGCAAAAGAAAGGTACTGTATTTGGACCATTCGGAAAACTCTACTAATGAAGTCACTATCAAATTTTATAACAGAAGCAAAAAACACTCATATGGAGCACCTGGAGGACAACGTCCTCAATAATGGTGTAAATGGTGCAAGAGATGCTATCAATGCCCTTAGAAGTCTACGTGATATGCTTGCTGGTCATAGCAAGTCATCTGTCGACATTACAGTAAAGTGGGACGGTGCGCCAGCAATCTTCGCTGGCATCGACCCAACTGACGGAAGATTCTTTGTAGCAAAGAAAGGAATCTTCAATAAGAATCCCAAGATCTATAAAACAGAAGCGGAAGTTAGAGCAGATACTTCTGGCGATCTTGCGGACAAACTCACACTCGCTTTGAATCACCTTCCTGAGTTGGGCATAAAGTCTGGCGTCTATCAAGGAGACTTCCTTTACAGTAACAGCGATCTGAAGAAGGAAACTATTGATGGGGAAGTCATGGTCACGTTCCACCCAAACACTATTGTATACGCTGTACCTTATACTAGCGACTTGGGTCGCCGTATTCGTTCTAGTAAAATCGGTGTCGTATGGCATACCACTTATACAGGAGATTCTTTCGAGAACATGAAGGCATCTTTCGGCAAACCTATTGCCAATAAGTTTAAGAGCAGCAAGAATGTTTGGTCAACTGACGCAATGTTCAATGACGTTTCTGGTAAAGCAACATTCACTCAGAAACAAACTGACTACATCACAAAACTTTTATCAGATGCTGGTAAAGTATTCCGTACACTACACGCACCAACACTAAATGGTATCTCTGAAAATGAAGAGTTACTCTTATTGGTGAAGACGCATTATAATAGTAAGGTGCGTGCAGGTGAAAGAATCAAAAACGTAAATGCTCACGTGAATGATCTTATGAAGTTTATCACTACTCGTTATCAG